AAATCAGCATATGCACTACCCCAACTTATATTATTGTCAGTATTGCCCCAAGCAGTAGACTCATATATCTTTCCCCAATTAATGTTGTTGCTCATTTCTTATTCTCTGTTTTCTTCAGGTACACTTTCAACTTCCTGATGTTCTTCACCTTTGGTGTTGTCTTGTATTTCTTTACAATATCCATCCGCTAAATGTGCTGTCTTTGATCGGATATACATCGTCATTCGAGTTCGTGTTGTATTCAGGATACAAGTTGTTATTGAAACTCATATAGTCGATAAACCGCCGAGTATAGTACTCGGCTAGGTCTCGCTCCTTCTCTATCAAAAAGGCTAGGTCCTCTCTGCTTGCTGTCTCTCCATTCTCTACCTGGCGCTTATACACACCTCCGTTGCTGGCCGTAAAGGCCGCAAACGGTAAGTACTCTGTCATTGCCCAGTGGATGATCATCGGCTGGATGTAGGTGTCTACCAGGGTTTGGTAGTTGCCGCCAAGGATTCCGTTGATGATGTCGTTCGAGATCTTCTCGTATAGTCTCGTGCCTAGGTATTGCTGTACGTGAATCTCCTGGGCGATCTTAATGAATTGGATGAACTTGTCCGTATCTACGTTCCCGGAAAGGAACGTATTGCGAACCAGGTCGTCTCTTTTTATGAATAGTGCTGTAGCCATTAGATACCGGGTTGAATGTCTTTAGGACTCTTCGGATTGATGAATCCTTTGTTTTTCATTTTGTTTGGAGCGACACTTACCTTGTTTGGATTCTTTGGTGGATCGAATCCTGCACGTCTAGCTTCGCTTCTGCTGACCGTTTTTGCGTTTGGTGAGCTAGGATCCGGCTTGACGCCGCTGCGGCTCATATACGTCTTTCTAAACCATTTGTGGTGGCATCTTGGTCCGCCTTTGTATAGCCATATGCTGTAGGTGTCGGCTCCGTAAGGGCCGAACCCTGCATTGACCACTTTGTTGTCTAGAGATACGATGTCTTCTTTCCGGTATACTTTGTTTGCTGATACCATCTTCTTACAGAATTCTCTGCTGTCAGCTCCTGCTTTTTTTGGTGCGTATTGGTATCTTACTAGGAATTGGACACCGTCTTTCTCTTCGTCTTGCTCGCTCTTTGCACGTGGACGTGCAGTCCCGGTGCTAGCTAGGCCAATCATCTTGTCTAGGACTTCCTCCTGGTCGTAGTCGACTTCTCTCTCGTCTACTAGCTCCCATTCCTCTTCGTTGATCTCCTCACCTAGGTCGATAAGCTCATCTACGAAGTTGTCGTAGTCTTTAGGCATCTCCGATAGGCACGTAGATAGCTTCTCTCCTGTTTCTTTTTCTGTTTCTTCTTTTGTTGCTGCTGCGCTTCTATCTGTAAATTCTAGAGGCTGCAGTGTTTTGAAGTACAGGTCCAGGTTGATGTCGTTTACTGCGAGGATCTTATCGATTGCATCGAGGATCTGCTCCTGGAAGGGACGGATAACCGTGTTGTCGAACAGCAGTGTTGCTGTTTCGATCTCCTCGGCGTTGTTACCTAATCCGCTGTTGTCCTTAATTCCTAGTAGCATTGGTGAGGTCACTCGGTGTGATACCATCAGCTTCTGCATTGATTCGCCGGAGATGAACTCGTATTGCTGGGCTGCATCTGAAAGTTGCACCGGATCAATAGTCGCTGCAAGCTCCTTGCTCTCGTTGAAGGCAATGATCGCTCTACCGGCATTGCTTGATCCTGACCATTTGTCGAGGATGCGTCTCTCAATCAGGTTACGCTCCTCCTCGTCAGGGACGCCATTGTTGAAGTTGATCAACATTGACGGTGCCATTCCGTTTTTGATGTTGTTCAGGTGGTAGTTGGCCACTTCCTCCTCTAGCTCGGCGTAAGGTAGTCCTCCTTGGTAGTCTACCGGGCTGTAGTAGTAGAATCCTGCTTTGTACGGACGTACCACCAGAATCTCCAGGTTTTCGTTGCTCTTGCCGAACGCTGCAATGCGTTCCGGCTTGTGTTGTGGTGTGACCTTGGTCCAATCGGCAGCGTAGTAGTACGCTTCGATGTCTCCTTCGTCATTCATCTTCTCCGCACGGAGCGTTTGAATAGGCATATGCTCTACCTGTGCGACTCTACGGTCCGCACTGTAGATTACCTGGAAAGCACACTGTCCCATCATTTTTAGATCGGCTGTTACCTTCTTCAAGCAGTCCGGGTGGATCAGAGAACGCATTTGCGCGTATTCTGACGGCTTTTTAGCACTGTCGGTAGCGTCTAGGCCTTTGCCGTATATTAAATCGCTTACAGCGTTTATAATAGCGTTGTTTGTAGGGCTGCCGTTGTATCTGTCTATCAGGTACTGGTAGTAGTTGTTGTCATCACCGTACTCAACGTAGTCTTTGTTGCGTTGCTCGATGATTGCCGGTCTCGTATAGCTCGACAGATTGATGCTGTGTACCTTCATCATATGGTTATGTATTCGTTGGCGTTAGCCTTTTCGTATGTTTCGTATTGTCCCTGGTTCACGGTGTACTCCTCCAGGTCTGATTGGTCCGTGCAGAAGATGTTGCCTCGGTAGATTTCACTTCCTCCTTGAGAGACGACAAAATAGTAAAAAATTCCCTCCGAAAACGTAAACGTTCCTGTGAGCTCTATGTGGTTTCCTGATACTACCGGAGTGATAGTCTCTTGCTGCGACGTGTTCGTCGTCTCGTTTGTTACCGATACAGTCACCTGGTCCGTAGTATAGGACCTAGGTACGATCTTCAAGAGTTGGCTGTCTGTTCTTACTATGTGCATATATAAATAACTGAAAATTTCAGTTTTGTCCAAAAAAAAGGGACGGCTTATAAGGCCGTCCCCTGTGTTTACTTACTCTTGGGCTGATTAAGAGTTCGTTCCTTCAGTTACTGTAACTGTAGATGTAGTCAATCCACCGAATGGATCTGCTGCTGTTGCTCCGTCTACGAAGTTAGCCGGTAGCACCTCCTGGGCTGTGAATGTCAGGGTGTATCCTGACAAGTCACCCATTGCTGCTCCTGTAACGATCGTTCCTCCGGTTACCTCTGCTCCGTGCTCGAGACCTACGGCAAACAAGTTGTCGTTGTAGTCTTGTACGAAGATCTGTGGACGACCGTAAGCAAGTAGCTTGATCTCGTTGTGGTCCTCCTTGCTTAATTTAGGCAAGGTTAAGCTCAAGGTCTGCTCGAAGAACGTTGTACCGTTCTCGCGGCTTGAGTTGATTGATTGCTCGAAGGAGCTGTTGCCTTTGAGCTCGTATTTGTAAACTGTNAAGCTCGCAGAGAAGTCTGTGATCTCGCTGTCTGTTCCTAGTGATGCTGTACCTGGGTCTCCATAGTCAGCAAAGTAGACAGCAGTGATTCCACCTACTACGTCCTTACAGGGTGCCTTACGGCCTTGTGTTAAATCGCACGCCATTGTTTCTTTCTTTTAATTCGTTTAATAAAAAAGGGCAGACAGGCTTTTGCCCACCTGCCCTTCTATCTATCTATGTCCTATTGATTAGGTGTAGTATACGATGTCTGCACCGATGCCGTACTGAACACCTGCAGTGAAACGCATTACTACACGAACGTTTTGTGATCCGTCCAAGTCAGCCATATCGATGAGCTTAACTTCGTTGTGGTCAGACAACAAGCCTGTACCGAAGAACAAGTTACCTTTCTGTGCTGCTACCATATCGTTGCTAGCCAATCCTGAACATACGAACAACTTAACGCCGTCGAATGCAAGATCGCCACCGTTGAACCAAGTAGTACCGGCGTTGTTCACACCATTAGCACCCAAACCTGAAGCACCGAAGCCTCCTAACGCACGTACGTAAGCACGAGCGATGTTTTGTGATACGTAGATGTACAAGTCTTCCTTGCCGTATACCGCTGTTGGGATCGCGTCTACTACTTTACCTAACTCGTCGATAACGTTTGCTGCAGTTACTGTAGTACCTACAACGTCGATTACGTCAGCGTCAGCTGCTAGCAATGTTGCGAAGCCGTCGAACTCACCTGCGTTTGCAGTAACACCTGTCCAGATGTTTTGCTCGTTCTTCTGTGCTACCTTCGCAGCTACGTGGCCCAATAAGAAGTCCGCAAAGCTCGGAGGCAATGTATCAAATGCGCTGTAGCCCATTTGTACTGCTTCCCAATCGTTATGGAAGTCTTTCTTACATAATTCCAAGTTTACCTGGAACTCTTCTGGTTGCAAGATGCGCTCCGCTAAAGTCACTGTTGACTGATCAGAGAAGTCACAAGATGCGTCTTTTACCAATGCGTTAGTAGAAAGAGTTTTCATTACTTCTTTGTACTTCACGTTTGGCTTAACGGTGATACCACCGCCTTCAATTGTGTCTGCGCTCAATAGAGCAGCTGACACGTACTTACCTGCAAATTCGCCAGCGTAAGTTGTAGTAATAGATGTTGCCATTTCTATTCGTTTTTGATTAAATTAATTTTATAGTAAATTGTATTTACGGATGCGCTCCTCTGCATCCGCATATGCTTCTTCAGCTGATCTCATAGCTTTACGAGCTTCGTCTAGTTCAGGGACGTCTACTCCAATCTCTTTTGCTGCTGCAGCTACCTTGTCAATCTGTTGATCAAAATCACCTAATTCAGAATCTAACGATTCGTAGAGGCCTAGCATCATTCTGTATGTTCCGAGTGCACGGTCCATATGTTGATCGAAATCTGAAATATAACCTTCTAGCTCTCTTGCTTCGTCAAGAAACACATCAGTGCTGCGCTCTAGTTCTTCTACTGCGGATAGCTTCACTTCCTGGGAAGCTAGCTCTTGTTTCGGCTGGGCTAGTTCAGCCCAAAGTTTTGTTAGTGCTTTCATTTAAAAGTCTAGTTTTTTCCACTGTGCGTAGGCGTCATTGTATGCCTTGCGAAGATTTGCTCTTCTTTCTGCAGCTTCTTCAATTTCAGGAACATTGCCAATACCTAATGCTTCGGCAGCGTTTAGCGCTGTTCTGATTGCATTTTCTAGATCGTCGTCTAGCTTTTCAGCATAGTCCATTTCTTCTCCTGCTTGCATTCCGATGTTTGACATAGAATCAATAAGGTCTTTCATATCTTGCTCTGAACGCTCGATATCACCTTGCAAGTCTTTTGCGTCTTGAGCAAGTTTGTTAAGATCACCGATAACTGACAGCTCCACCTTTTCTTTGGAAAGCTCTGCTTTCTTTGAGGCCATCTCTGACCATATTTTGTTAAGTGCTTTCATATTACAAGTTTAAATCGCTTTTCATTGATTGAACAAGTTTGTTGTACTTGTCTAGGTTTGATTTTGCTTGCTGCAAAATTGCCGCTCCTCCATTGTAATCAGGAGAGTCTTTTGGCGCTACACCTAAATCTTTTAGAGCTTGTTCAAAACGCAAGAGAGAACTATCTAAACGCTCGTAGTCTGCGTCCAAAGAGTTGACTGATGAACTGAAATCGGAAGCAGCTTGTCTTGCTTTCTTTTTCACATTGTCCAATTCAATCTTTGCTTTTTGAGCAGCATCGTACTGTTTTTTGACAGCGCTCATTGCACTATCAATTTGTTTGTACATTTTGTTGACTTCTTTTGCATTTGACAAGTCAACCTTTTCTTTTGAAAGCTCTGCTTTCTTTGAGGCCATCTCTGACCAGATCTTCTCTACCTGCTTCATTATCGTTGAGCGATTTTAGCAAGTACTCGGTCCAATGTAGTTCCTTTTGCTTGGTGAGCAAAAGACTTCATATTCGTAGGTTGCTTCGCTTCAGGGTTAGCTTTGATTGGTTTCGCAGCTGGCTTTTGTGCAGAAAGCTCTTGCTTTGGCTCTTCAGCCATCTCCTCTTCTTTTGGAGCCATCATTCCTTTGATCTCTTCGATCATTCCTTTGAGCTCGTCGATTGCTGCTCCTAGCTCCTCTTTGGTAGCGTAGGCCATCTCTTCTTCTGCAGCTTCTACTTCTTCAGCAGGCTCTTCGGCTGCTGGAGCTTCTTCAGCTTCACCTTCACGTACTTCGGCAATGATGCCTTCTTCCGCTACGATCAACGTCATTCCGTTCTCTAGCTCGTAGTCGCCGATTGGTAAGGCTACACGCTCGTCTTCCGTTACGATGAATACAGATTCGCCTGCTTCAAAGGCTTCTGCTTCNATTATTGTTCCGTTNTCGAGCTTCATCTGCTCGAGCTTTACTTCTTCCTGGGTAGATAGATCTACGTTCAGGAGATGTGCAATTTTGTTAAGAGTCTCTGTCGCTTTCATATATAAATAACTGATTATTTTTATTTTGTTTCATTTTTCGAAACACTTTTTAAGGTTTCGAGTTCTTTTCGGATCTCCTCCAGAAGCTTTTCTGCTTTGGCTTCTTCCTCTTCTACCTGGGCTCCCATATTCACTTTATCAGCGAAGTAGCCTTCGATGGAGAAGCCTTTTACTCGGCCTGTCTTCACGTACTTTTCCCATACGTCCTCGTTGTAGACTTTCATCGATACCATCCAGGTGCCTTCCGGGACGTCCATCCCGAATGCACGGCTCTTGTCCTGGTTGCCTTCGACGATCCAGCTCTCCACCACACTCAATCCTTGAAGCTCGATTTGGTGTTCTAGCGTGCTCTTGTTTTGGTTTCCTTTGGTGAGGAACATCTCGCTTACTTTACGGATCGTGTCCTTGCTGAAGTAGATGTAGTATTCGTCTTCGCCGTTCTTACGGTAGATCGTCTTGTTGGGGATGAGTGCCGGTCCCATTAGGATGCGGCGCTCACTATCTACCTCGGCGAGCTTAATCTCCTGGTCCTTGCTTAACTTTACGAAGTTCTCTTCTATTGCAGGGTATTCTACAATAGAGATGGCCTGCACTCCGGCCATCATTTCTGCCTCGTCTAGTATGAGTTCTACTATTTTCATAGGGTTGCTGTTTTTACTCTGTTTCTATCTAGTTGCTGTTGTGTTGATACTTCGCTTCCTACGACGTAGGCCTTCAGTGGTCCTTGTTGTTGTAAGCTCTCTGCAATTTGGTTAATTCCGCTCGTTCCTACAACATTAAATTGCGGAGCTCTTGGTGCTCCTGTTGCAGGTGCCGACGTTGTTGACGGCACGCTGCTTGCATTGAACTGCTGGGACTGTATTTGCTTGAGCTTGGCGAGACCAAAGGCTGTTGCAAGCCCGGCCTGGATTGCCGGGTATGCAGGGACTACCGCTGTGATCGGACTCTTCTGTGCTGTAGTGTATGCTGCTTGGGCACCTTCGATTGTGCTGATCACTGTGCTTGCTGCTGATAGCGCCTTCTGTATATTGAAGGCTCTACGCTGTTGCTCCTCGCTTTGACCAGCGAAGGCTTCCGTTAGTGCCGATACTGCTTCTAGGCCTTGCTTGGTTAGGTCGTATGCTGCTTGGATTGTTTCTGCACGCTGCTCTCGCTTGGTCATCTCCGTGTCCTTGTCGATGCGCTTGCTTTCCGCTGCGTATTCCGTCTCTAGGAGTAGTTTCTCGTCTAGCAGTTCCTGGTAGCGTGCTGTGCCCTCTTTCGTGAGGGCCAGCTCATCCTCGATGATGCTTACTCGTGAGTTCTTTGTTTCTTCGGCAAGCTGCTTCTCTAGTTCTAGGCGACGGAGAGTGTTCTCCTCGGAATCGATTGCTGCCTGCTTTTCGATCTCATTGGCTTCGATCTGTGCTTCTTTCTTTCCTCTTGCGATCTCTAGGAGCTCACGTTCGAGAGCCTCCTCATTAGATAGTTGCTCTGATCTAAACCCTGCGATTTGCGCTTCGACAGCTGCTACCTCGTTCTTGGCGTCTATCAGCTCCTTTTGGAACTCGATGTTATTCTGGTCCAGGTTAGCATTCATCTGTGCTTGAGCTAGGCGTATGTTCGCCTGATCCATCATTGCTTTCTCCTGTTCGTCTAGGATCTCACCGAGAAGCTCATTTGCTGCGATACGGTCCGCTATGGTGTTTCGCTCATCGTCGCGGATCTGTCTTTGCTGCTCCGCTTGCAAGTCGTACTTCTCAATCAGTCCCTGGTTGATGACATCGGAGAGCTCGGCTTGCTTGTTGAGCTCCGTCATTGCCGTAGCTGCCTGGAATGTTTTCTTGGTGTAGTCGGCTGTTGCTGTGGCTATCTTCTTTGTTCCTTCTACGACCTTCTCAACGGTTCCGTCGACGCCGGTGAAGACGTCGACCATCTCTGATCCTGCTTCCTTGACGCTATCCAAGGCTCCACTGAAGTCGCCTTTGAGAAATTTAGCCATTGCCTGTCCTACGAAACCTAGGACCTCGAGCATTGACTCAAAGCGTTCGACGATGTTGTTCTTGATCGCTTCACCTAGTGCCTTGATGCTCTCCATCGGGTTGCTGAAGATATCCGTAAAGAACCCGGTGATACCTCCGATGTTTGCTTCTATGAACTTTACGAAGTCGCTGAATGCTATCTGCAGGAAGTTGAACGCCGTGTTGAAGGCGTCCACCACCTTTTGGTTGTTGTTGAATAGGTCGAAGAGGATATCCATTGCCTTCTCCACAAGGAAGATGATTCCGGAGGCCTTTCCAATGTTTCCGAATGCTTTGGAGAGCTTGCTTACTCCTTTCTCGCTCTTGCCTGCTGTCTCGCCGACGGCCTCTACACTATCCTTTGTGTCTTTGAGGCCCTTGTCGACGTCTCCTAGGCCTTTCTCAAGGCCAGTGGACATCTCCTTGATAGCATCCTTCAGCTCGTTGATTGCACCAACGAGTTCATTGGTTTGATCCGTTGCGTTAGATTCTACGTCTATCTGTACCGTTTCCTTAATGGCCATTCTTCAGTTTTTTAAAGTATTGTTTCCAGTTCTTTGGCTCTTCGTATTTGCCTTTGGCTATCGCTATGGTTTCTGTCTTTGCTTCTACCTCCGGTAGCGTATCGATAATGTATTTCAGGTATCCCATTACACGTCGTTTAGTAGTTCGAGTGATGCTTCTCCTGTGGTCAGGTTCAGCTTTACATTGTTGATGATGTAGTTGCGCTCGAGGATCGTCAGCTTGTCATTGTTCTTTAGCTTCAGCATCAGGCCCAGTGGAAGCTGGGCCTTGTAGATGAACAATCTGCGGCTTGCATCGTATAGGTCCGTGATGTAGTCCTTCCAATAGTTTTGGTATAGGCTCTGACCAAATCCCTGGAGTAGGTATGGATCTACCTCTGTTCCAAAGTTTATGGTTTGCGTCACGGTTGCTGCCGTGACGTTGTTAACGTTTCCTATGAGCCACATATCCTGCTTTTGAATAGCGTTGCCGCTCATATCGGTGTAGCTCCAGTGATTGCTTATTGGTATGCGCAGGTTGCCTGCTGCATAGAAGATTATGGGCTTGCCTATGTAGGGCTCGAGTTCTCTTGTGACGCATTGGCCGACGTTGATTTGCGTAAGGCCAACGCCATTGGTGTATATATCTGTGAGGCGCTCAAAGAGCATATTGTCGAAGCCCACCTCAATATCAAATTCGTCTGCATCGAATGTGAAGTCGGCCCGTAGGTCGCCATAGCCAATGTCGTTCTGCAGTCGGTATGTTTCGCCGAGGATAGCCTCTGTCTCATTGTAGCTGAAGGATATTCTTCGATAGAGCGATGGTTTCTTTATTGTCGATTCTTCGGTATCTACGTATTGCGAGATCTCGTGTGTTGTTCCTTCGCTGTACCAGGTGTCCAATGGCTCGATGTCATATTCTGTTGGTGATGTGGGCACCACCACCAGGTTCCACATTTTAATTAGGCTTGCTAGGAAGTCTGTGACTTTCTGCTCTGGCATTTGGTCGGATATAGTTACTATACCTGCTGTGGTCATCGCTAACGGAGTAGCAGTAGCTGCTAATATAGTTGTCCCTGCTGCATCGGCATACCAATTAGCTACCATCCCTACGGTGACGGCAGAATTATCACCCGATGGTGCTAACCTCATATCTACATAATCTCCTACTGAAAGGGATGGTAAAAAAACAAAGACATTAGTTGCACTACCCGAATGTTCTTTGTAAGAGAATAGTTCGTCATTAATAAATACATCTACTCTATAATTGGTAGAGGCAGTTGCAGAAGGACTGTAAGATATTAATGCAGGGTTTGATGAAGATGTCACATCAAATCTATGTAGCGTATTGTTCCAATCCGTACCCCCTCCATCTACCAATGGTATTAATTCTCCACCTACAGATAATGGTTGGTCTTTAAACATATACCCTGCTCTTCGGTGGCACCACATAAATAGTTTACCGAAGTCAGCGCTATCGAAGAAGTCGCTGTTAAAGGTTATACCGTATTTT